TACCTGATGCATACGCTTATGTATCAGATCACGGTACACAGCCGCTCGGCTCTACATGACCGCTATCTTATGAGCCGTTTTATTACTGATGTACTTCCTCCCCGGCCATTTTGGATTCCCGTAGCGGCAGATAATACGTGGCGCAGATGTGAATTAATTGAAACACAGCCTGCTGACACTATGGAAACTACCGAATCAGGTAATAAGAGGATTTTTAGAAAAGTTTATACGATCAATATGGACGCTGAGATTCCTCAGAGCCGTCTTTATGAGGTCGAAACTGTACGCCGACTCCATGCTGATCTTTACATTAAAGATTCAGAAAACCGGGAGTCGGTAACCCATGCGTATGACGATCCTCATACGTATGCCGAACCTGTAACTGTCGAACCGCCGTCTGGCCCGTAGAAGTTTATTAAGCACGAATAGTTATTCCCCAGAACCTATTTAGGAGATTAAAAATGACTGATTACCGGAAACCCGGTGTATACGTGGAAGAGCGTTTGCTGACCAACAGCACTGGCGCAACTACTGCTTCCGCTACCACGCTGTTTGTAGGCGCTGCTGCTTTAGGGCCTATTACAGCACCAGTGTTGTGCAACTCGTGGACCGACTATGTCACCACGTTCGGCAATTTTGATGACATCACAACACCGACCACGGCGATTGCTACCACCTTTCTCCCATACGCAGTATATTCGTATTTCCAGAATGGTGGCCGTCCCTGCTATGTCCAGCGTGCGATTGGCGCATCGTCTGGTACCGCTTCGTACTTTGTCGTAACTGACGGTGATGTTGGTTCTTCAGCAGATGCCTTCACCGTACAAGCACGTAGCGTTGGCACCGAAGGCGATCGTCTCAGTATCAAGATTGTTGATATTGATGGTGCCGGATCGAATAAGATCTTTAATCTTTATGTTTATAAGGATGAGATTGAAATCGAGCGATTCCAGTACCTCTCCGCTGCCGGTGTAGAATCTGGAACTCGTAAGTTCGTTGATGCTGTAAACGATCCTTACTCGGGTTCCGCTTATATCACTATCGTTTCATATGACAGCGCTGTTATTCCGGCAGCACTAGCCATGACTCAACTTGATGGTGGTGTTGATCCGGCTTTGCCTGAGGAAGGTGACTTCTTGACCGTATCTAAAACTGCGGTAGAAAAGATTGAAGGACCAATCATCCTTAACCATGTTGGATACAAGACCAACATTCTTACCGATGGCGAACAAACCTACACTATGCCAAATACTTTTACGTCATCAGAGTTTGGACGTGGTGACGTATTTGTTATCAACGATAGTATTCGTCCCAAGTTTAGTAGCGAAACACGTGCGGCATACCTCACGTACGCCCAAGGCGTTCTTGATGATGCTTCTCAGGATTCGTACGTCGCTTCCTATGGACCATGGATTATTGTTCCAAACCCCAAGGTTTCTAACGCAACTATCACCATCCCACCGGGTGGTGCTATTGCTGGAACGATTAGCCGGATTGATAGCACTGTCGGCGTATTCCGAGCACCTGCTGGTCTTATCGCCAGTATCCCCACGGCTGTTGGAGTAGACATTAAGTTTACTGACACCGAACTTGGTAACCTTAATGCTGCCAACATCAACATCATTCGCCCAGTTTCCGGGGCCGGTGTCTGCATTATGGGTGCTCGTACTCGTAAGGAATACGGTGTCGACCGATACATTTCGGCACGACGTACCTTGATCTACATCAAGGAAAGCCTTCGACGCTCAACGCAGTACGCAATGTTTGAGAACAATGATTCACGTTTGTGGAATCAGTTGATCGCTACGGCTGAACGATTCCTTCGTCCTCTTTGGGAACAAGGTGGTCTTCGAGGAGCGTCGGCCCGTGAGGCTTTCTATATCAAGTGCGACTCCACCATTAATACTCCAGCAATTATCGCCAATGGCGAGGTACGTATGGAGATTGGTGTAGCACTTGAGTATCCAGCAGAATTTATCGTGATTCGTGTATCCCAGTACGAGAGCGGCGGCTTTACTGCCGAAGTTCAGTCCCGAGCCTGAAATAGGAGATAAAAAAAATGGGTATTACAAACGCACAGACGCGGTTGTCGCAAGATCCGCTTCGTAACTTTAAATTCCAAGTCCATGATGACTATGGACACCAAGACTGATATGGGAAATTCCCTTCAAACGGAACTCGGCAATATGGGTTTCGTTGATAGTCAGTGGCCTGAATATGTCTACTGAAATGATTCCGTATCGTGAGGGTGGTTGGAACACCAACCTCCATAAGATGCCGGGTATGACTGACTTTTCGCCAGTTACCTTGTCATCGGGTGTCTTCTACGGAAAGCCCGGTATGTGGAATCTTGCTAAGCAGATTTTCTCCACTCAGTGGGGCGACGGAAACCTTACTGGGCAGGAAGACTATCGATTTGATATGACTGTTCGTGTATTCGATCACCCAGTTACCAAGGCGTCATCAACTACCGGTACATGGAGTCCTGACGATGCTGTTCTAGCATTCAAGATCTACAATGCGTGGGTAGCGAACGTCTCGTTCTCTGGTCTTGACTCAGTGTCAAACTCCATTCTTGTATCTCAAATGACTGTGCATCACGAGGGTCTTGACGTTTTCTTTGGAGAAAATGCTAAGGCTGCTTCCTCATCAGTATCAGTTTAAACTTTTAAATAACAGGAGAATAAATCGTGTTACCTAATGATTTGGAAAACATTGAAGAAACGTCTTCAAAAGAACAAGATCTGTTGAAGGCGCAGAAGGCTATTGCAGGGGATGTTCCTCTCATTCCTTCTGCGCCATCAACAAAATTAGATCTTCCACGTGGAAGGTTTAATGGTTCTGACTGGGAGACTGAAGCAGAAGTACGAGAACTTACCGGTGAAGACGAAGAGGCTTTGGCACGAACCAAAGACCCAATCGATTTCTTCGATGCCGTAGTTGTATACGGTACTGAGAGACTCGGATCTGCTCAATTGGGTTCTATGTCGTTTTCAGAACGACAGGGAATTCTTGCATCTTTGCTCATCGGTGAGCGGGAGCAATTATTCCTTCGAATTGCCAGCGCTACGTATGGTGACGAAAAAGAATTCAAGCACTCATGTCCATCCTGCAATGTATCCCTTGATACTATTATCTTTTTGTCAAAAGATATTAAAGTAACTAACCCAGAAAAAGCATCTTCTCTGGTAAACACCTTTGTCACTTCCAAGGGAAAAACGATTACTTATCGACTTGCTACGGGATCTGATCAAATGGAAGTCCTTCATAAGAAAGGTGCCACTACTGCTGAGCAGAACACGCTGATGATCAGTGAGTGCATTACCGAAATTGATGGAGGACCAGTACTTAACCCTCTGTCCACCGCACGTAGTTTGTCTATGGGCGATCGACGGAAACTACTGGACATCCTTACAAGTAGTCAGCCAAGCCCGGATATGAACCTAGAAGTTACTTGCGTTAGTTGTGAGTTTGAAATGGTTCTACCGTTGTCTTGGGGGGACATTTTTCGTCCCTAATATAAGTACCCTATTTCTTGAATATGACTTGATCTCTAAAGAGTATCCCGGCTGGGGTCTTACCGAGATTAAGAACCTCTCTAAACGAGAGAGGTCTTATTGGCTTGAACTTCTGAGATGGAGACGAGGATCAAATGGCATCTAAAGACGAAGCAAATGCCACCGGCTCCAACAAGATGATTTTTGAGTCTAATAAGCGTGGTCTTAACTCACGTCAAAAGGTTAAGGCTGATCTTGATTTAAGTATGCCCGGTGTTAGTGAACTCGCTAAAGCCGTTGGTGACTTAAGCGCTTCTATTGACTCCCTTTCCGGTGCGGTAAGTAAGTTCAGTACCTCAAAAATGAGGCAGGAACTTAAAGAACTTCAGCGCACCGTAAAGGAAGTTAACTCCACGGTTGGTGGTATCAGCCTAGGTGGAGGAAGTGGCGTAAGTAGCCGTGGAGGTAGTGGCGGCGAAAGCGATAACTTTTAAAAGAGCGCAAGGTGCTACCGGTGGTGGAGGTGGTGGCGGTAGTGCTACTACTGGTTATCGCCAAACTGCTGGACCCGGTGAGGCTGACGCTAACTTTGGTTCCTCAGCCGGACAGGGAGTAGCGTCTGCTGTAACCTCTAACTCAGGTCGGTCTAAGACCTTTTTAGGAAATCTAACTGGTCTGTTGCAAAAAGGGTTGCAAGGATACGGCGCTCTTAATGCTGCTGGCATCCAATACGGTTACAACCGTATCGAAGGCCCCAGCGGTAACCGTAATGCCATGCTTCAGTTGTCGCAGGCACTTGGTCCAAA